GGGCCAGGGTGCTCCTCCCGGCCCTGGCCCGAACCAACCTGGCAATCCCGGCGGCCAACCAAACCAACATGGTGGCCAGCCTGGAAACCCGGGTCCTCAACACGGTCCCGGTCCCCAACCCGCTTGTCTCATCTGTGCGCAAGATCCCTGTGTCTGCAATCGTGTCCCCAACCAACAACCCGGGGCACCCATTGTCGCCGCAGCTGCTCCTGCCCAGGCTGGCGCAGTTGGGGTACAAGGCAATCCTCAGCCCGTCCCCAATCCCCAAGCCCCGCAAAATGGAAACAATGTGCGACCTCGCCGACGATGTTGCGGAGCTTGTGAAGAGGTCAATGAACCAGGGAAATGGGATGTCGACTACCTCGGTTGTCGTTGCCGTGCCTGCGAAGGGCACACCGTCGCTTGGGACGATCGTCATATACCCCCAGGAAACACCATCCACACTTTCGAAACTCGAGTCGGAGATGCTGCCGTTCAGCAACGGTACGTCACTCTGGCGCTTGAACCGGACTACAAAGTCTCATTCGAGTTTCTACGCGATCCACAATACAAAACCACCCTCTCGCTTGACGCCTTCCAGTTCCATCAACGGACACTTGGTAGTGCACGGTTTGAAGCCATCATCATTCTCGCTGACTTTGCCGTTCAATGCACCCCAGACGTTCACGACATGGGTGAGGCCTTCAGGAAATACCTCAGGGCTGCCTCTCGCCATCTTCACGGTGCCAAACTCGAAAACATCACGGATCTCGCCCTTACAGGCGATGGCCCACGAGTTTTTGCAGCTCTCAGAGATGGACTGGATGAGGTACGCGTGGAAACCAATGGACTTCAACAAGTGGGCGAAGAGATACCCGCCCAACCGACGATTCGAACTGGAGCGCGCCCGCGTGTGGAACCTCGCCACCCCTACCATGCTCCGGTCAAAGGCCGCGGTCGTGACAAATTTCCTCAAAATAGAAACGACGACAAACCAAACCGACCCCCGGAACATCAGCCCCCGAAAGGACGAGTTCATGGTGGTTCTGGGCCCGATTGTCGCCAGCGTGGAGAAGCATGCCCACAAGGCTCCGTTCCTCGTCAAAGGGTTAAATTTAAAGACGCGGGACCGAAGAATGGAAAGTCTACTTAAGTACGACTCGTTCTTCGAGATCGACTTCGCACGTTTTGACATGACCATCAGTCAAGACATGCTTGAGGTCGAAAGGACATTCATCTTGTCCAATTACCCTAAACCGCTTTTCCCCGAATATCACCGCGCGTACGAGTTGATGATGCAAACAACAGGAATCTCAAGAATGGACACCTCCTATCACCGTAAGGGGGGCAGACAAAGTGGCGACCTCACCACTTCAATCGGTAATGGCTTGCTCAATCGCTTTGCGATTTGGGCCTGCCTACGTAACCTTCCACGCAAGGCGTGGACCAGCTTCCATGAGGGCGACGACGGCATTATCGGCGTAAAATCCGAATATGTCAACATCGTGCGTGAAGCTTTGCAGTTCTTGTGGGTGTTCGGACTCCAGCCGAAGATTGATTGCTATGATTACATAGGGTTGACTTCATTCTGCGGCCGTTATCTTGCCGAAACCACCAATGGACTCCTTTCTTATTCAGACCCTCTCAGGACCCTGACCAAACTGCATACCACCTGCAGTGCTGGCCCGGCCAAAGAACTTGCCCTCGCCAAGGCCCTGAGCTACCTCCACACCGACCGTGAGACGCCCATCATAGGCCCGTGGTGCCAAGCTATCATTGAACAGCTTCGACCCGAGGTCCACCCATCTAAATTGAAAAGGCGCATCAATGAGTTGGTCAGGAGAAATGAACTCCCATGGCTTGCCAGCGAGCACATACGCAAATACGGGATAGACATACATGCCTCTAGCTCATGTACCGTCAACCCTGAATTGCGAGGTGTTTTCGCCATGCGGACAGGTGTGTCAGTTGCTGAGCAACTGAGATTTGAAGATGATCTCGCGCGTTGGAGGGACCGCGGGATCGACGACGGCATAATTCCACTCGAGGTCTCCTGGACGATCAAGCACAACGTGTTTTTGAACGTCAGTGAGGACCAGTGGTAGCCCCCCTCCTGCCGTGCTTGCCCGGCATTATAATAGGTCGGCCGCGCTGTGCGCCGGGTGTGAACCCCGGGTAACAGGTCGGAGCTCAGCTTTAATCCCCAAGATACTTTCGAGGAACG